CCCTGGACCTCGATGATATAGATATCAAAGTACTTGGAAACTCCTTCGTCTGCCTGGTCCTGCAGGAGCTGGGTGAGGGTGAGCACGTCCTTCTGGGTGAGCACATTTTCGCCTGTCACCAGGAAGCTGGCATAGGTGAAAGTGCCCGTATAGGTGTGCTCCTGGTTGGTCAGAGCCACTGGGTCATGAGTGCCCGTGCCGTGCTCGTCCGTCACATTGTGGTTGGCGGCGTAATTGATCGATCTCAGCGGGAAATAGACTCCTGCAATATCGATGATCAGGTCGAGCCCTGAAATGTTGTGGAGGGCATGACCCTCCGAGGTCATATAGGTTGACTTGGGGTGATGCCCGATGCTGTTATACTGGTCTGCCATTGCTTTACACCTCCGCTATTGCAGAAGAGTCATAATATCCGACGCCCATCCAGGTGAACACCCTCTCAATGTGGCCAACAGGCTGGATCTTCAGAGCGATATCTACCGCGTTGTGGTCGGCCTCGTTCGGAGTGACCGCCAGCGTGTAGGTATCCAGAACTCCGGAAGCCTTGTACCTGTTCAGAACGACATCGATGGATGCCTGCATCCTAGCGAGGTTGGTCTGGGTCCGGCGCTCGTTCATGAACTTTTTGACGATCTGGTCCACCACGATGATAGTGGCGCAGATAGTCCGGACGTCCACGGTCCGATAGAATGAGTCATCCAGATTAGTGGTGACACCCACATACGGGTGGACACCAGTCTCTTTGACCAGCACCTCCAGGCCGGCAGAGTTCAGAACCTCTCTGTCCGCGTCGTCCCACTGGAAAAGCAATCCCTGGATACCTTTGAGAGAATTGTCGTCTACTGCAGGGCTGGTCCCCAGCCTGAGCACCGCCTCCTGGCCTGCTCTGGCTCCTGCCAGATCCTTCTCCTCATTGTCCTTGCCGTTGGTGATCAAGGTCATGAAGAGGTTGTTGTAGCCGCTCACCAGGTCGATCAGGTCGTCCGCATCGGCCTCAGGATCTAGGGTGATGAACCCCTGGCATGGAGACATCTTGCCCACTGGCTTGTTGGCCATCTTGGTAAGGAAAGCATCCATCAAGGCGACTATCTCATACTGGCCGGTCTCAACTCCGTAGGCGGTAGCGAACACTGCCGAAGGATAGACGTTAGCAGGCAGCTGCTCGACCACCACGTTGAAGGCAGCTTCCCAGTCTTCGTCTGTGATTGCATCCCCATCCAGACCTCCAGCCATGTTGGTTGCGGCCATAACTGCAGGCAGGTGAGTAGCTCCAGTCTCAGCATCGAAAGTGACCAGCGGGTCGTCCTTCATCTTGGCAACCAGCGCAGTCAGGCTCTTGATGTTGTTGTAGACTGTTGGTATAGTCTGGCTGCTGACATCGGTGATAGTGACCTTCCGGCTATAGTACTTGTACTTGACCTCGACCTGCTGAGCTGTGGTTGGCCATTCGGGGGTAGCAAACGTTAATGTGCCTGTAACGGGATTGATTAAAACCTCACCCGCTTCTGGAGTGCCGGTGTAGATGATCGTCTTTGTGACTCCGGCCACCTTCACATAGTTGGTCAGGGCAGCAGAATCAATATCATTGTACATCAGGGCATAGGGAGACGTCCCGCCGTTCCCGGCAAAGGTCTCGACTATAGAGCCGTATGCATCTCCTCGGGCAATCGTGATTGTCGGAATGTTCCCGGCTACTCCTGGGCCGGTTGCATTGAACGTTCCTACATCGTCCGTGCCGTCGTTAACAGTCAGGGATGCTGAGGCATATCCAGCTCCAAGAACCCGGACGCCATAGACGATCGAAGCTCCCTGGTCAGCCGCATCTTCCAGACCTTCCTTGAGCGGTCCGGAGTAGTATGTCCGCTTGATCTTGTTCGCAGAGCTACCAGCAATGCCGTAAGGCACCATCGCAGGGCCTCTATCTGCCGTACCGATCCCTACAACCACCCCGCGGCCTACTGTAACCGCTACCTGGCCGATGCTCTCCAGGGTGATTACGTGCCTCAGGAAATTGTACTGATTACCAAGCATAATTTCGGCCATTTAGTAAGCCTCCACGTCAACTTCAACCTCTATCATCTTGTTCCGGGCCACACTGAGGCCGGACTCCTTGACCCACTTCTTGTATTGCTCTCGGGTCACGGGGGGGTTAGGTAGCAGCAGAGCATCCGCTACTCTCATCAGTATCTTCTTTTTCAAGATTGTTCACCTCTAAATTAAAAATTGATTATCAGTCGCCTCTGGGGGCGACGAATGCAACGATACCGACCGCGAGTTCGACCTCTCGAACCTCGGACAACCAGGTGATGTGGGGGTCACCCTCATCAACCTCAATCTCGTTGTAGACCCGCTTGATGTAATCCTCGTCGGGGACAGATACGACCTCGTACTCGAAACGCAGATCCACTTGCGCCCAATACAGATTCTTTCCATTGTCAAGCCTCTGAGGTTCTAATGGCTTGGAATCCAGGATCTCCAGGAACCGCCAGCCGTCGTGGTATATCTTTGCGTCTCTCCTGGTGGCCATGCACCGTTGATAGAAGTCTGACCACATGGCCTCCATTTCGTCCTTGTCGTTGGCCCGGAGGACCACGTTCATTGTAGCATAGTGATACTGCCCCCAGTACTCCTCCATCTCGTAGGTTACCTTGTTCCGGACTGTCCTAAGGGGCTGAAAGGAGAACTGTGAAGGAGTGCCGACAGACGAAAAGTAATAGGTGATCGCCGGGGCTATGAGGTCTGGCCGGATGTTGTCTGTCTCTTTCAGAGGATAATCATAGCCGTTCAGAACGTGCGGCAGCCAGGCCAGGATCTTCTTCTTAGTGGCGGCAGGTAAAGGTATCATATATCGCTCGCTTTAGGTTTTCCGTTCTACTCTTCTTCCTGCCCGCTATCTCGACCCGGCACTTCAGGAGGTTGCTTAGAGCCTGGTCAGATCTCTTCTTAGCTCGATCGTCCGGGCGATTTGTCAGGACGGACAACCAATAGGCTTTACCAGTCCGGACAGCCTCATCATACTCCGGACCTTCCCTAATCTTGCAGACCTTAGCTATGAGGCTCCGGGCCACCAGGTCTGCGGTCTCACTTTCCGATTGGCTGTTTCCGCCAGTCCCTGAACTTAGACGGAGAGTTCGGAGTGCTCCGGAGATCCAGTTCCTGAGGCCAGTTGTTTTCCATTTCGAGCATAATCTGATCAGCACGACTCTTCACCACGAAAGCTACTATTCCTACAGTCTTCTCGGTCTCTCCCTTGATCGCTGCCCTGGTTCCGTACCACTTGTACGGATTGCCTTGTACGGTAGCGGTTGCGCCACAGTCTAACGAAAAATCCTTTCCCACGGCGGCTATGATGGCTGGCTCCAGATAGAGCTCTGCTCGGATGGCAGCTCTGACGGGATGGGCAAGTTCCGGATTCCTGGCGATAGCCGCCTTGGTGGTGATAGGCAGTTCGGGAGTCGCCTGGATTGTTGCCGTGACTCCAGGAGCGAGTTCTTCTGTCTTGGCGACTGTGGCTTTTATCTTCCCCGGCAGTTCTCGGACGGCCTGGACCGCGGCCTGGACGCTATAAGTCTGGCTTCTGGTGGTCTCTCCCTCTTCAAACATGCTGGAGTTCCAATTGCCACACGGCGGGCCGATATCGATAAACTGGCTGGCGTTCCCCCAGTTTGGTGTGTCTCCCGGATATGTGATGATATAGAGAACATCCTTCTTGATCAGCCTCTGACCCCACCCCACGCTTCTGCGATCTTCTGGAGATCTGAATGCCAGTTGCTCCCGATGACCGCCCTCTGCTGGAATTTTATAAAACCAGTAGTAACCGGCGGGCCACTCTGTGTATGGCGAGTCAGTCGCGGTCGTTCCTGGCCGAGTCGCCCAGAACCATGTCCTCCATGGCTGTGACGGGAACGCCCCCGGCCACCACAATAGAAGGAAGAACAGAATGGCTATAAGCAGCTTGGTAAGTCGCATTGTTAGGCCTCGATGATCTTGTAATCCTGCTGCGGGGCGTCTGCTGTCCGTTTCCCGAGCACGGCGAACGAGGTCTGCACCTCATTCGTCCCAGTCGGCACTACCGATTGCACGGAGCTGATAGATCCGGCCCGGTTAGCGTCTTCTGCCAGTGAGTCGCCCAGATCATAAGAGAGGTAGATCTTGTCTATATCGCTGCCTGGTGTTGGTTCGACGGTAATTGCAAAAACCGGCGTTGTGGACTGGTTCGAGACCACGATACTCTTGATCACGGATCCAAGATCTCTCAGGACGGTCCAGGTTTGGCCCGTGTCCAAAGACCTCAGCAGCTTGCTACCAGCCCCGGCCAGGATACCAGCGGGCCCCCCAGCGATCGCGGGATACCATTTGTCAGTCCAGACGGTAGTGGTATCATAGGCTACATCCCACTCTCCTCCAGGATACACTGCCCGATAGATCCTATGATCTTCCGCATAGGCGACCAGGGCCCACGAGCCAGTGCTCAGGCCGATCACGGCCATAGCTTTTGCCACCGGGCTATATGCTGCAGCTCCTAAAGCGCCCAGCCACATCCAGTTATCATACTCCGGAACGATTTCGTCCAGATCTGGTATAGGCCACCAGGAATCAATCACCGTCCAGTCATCGTACTCAGGTACTAGAACGTCCTCGTCCGGTATCGGTCCTAGAACGTCCTCGTCCGGTATCGGTCCTAGAACGTCCTCGTCCGCTTCGGCCCAGGCCGTGCCGGTGTTCACAGTGAAATACCAGCCATCGTCTGCACAGAATAGGCAATGGCCGTCATCCACATAGAACAGGTTGTATATCTTCGATGGGTGGGAATGAACCAGCGTGAACCTACCGCCCACCGATAGGAAGATATTATATATTCCGCCATCGGTGACCGCGAGAACCAGCCACATCTTGTGATAGATCTGCCAGGAGTTGATTATCCGCACTCCGGGCAAAGGTTGAGACACCTCCCACTGGTCTTGCTCGTATCTAGGGGATTCGGGATCCTGCTCGATGGGTCGAGTCATGATCCGGTCGCTGGCAGATATGGTGAGGGTGGGGAGCTCGTCGGTCATGCTCCACCCCTAGCTATCCTTGCCCGGATGCCTACGGACAGCTCTCTCCTGCCGCTCACGGCGGCCTTGATCGCCGTCTCAAGCTCGTACATGAAGACTACCCTGGCCAGGACGCTGCAGGGTAAATCAAAGTCCCTGGCTACAGCAGCCCGAGTCTCGATATCCAGCTGGGGCTCTCCCTGGACAGCTGCATAATAGCTACATGATAACCATGGTTCGCCCTGGACCGCGGCCCGAGTCTCGATGGGCAGCTCCGGGTTGCCTCGTATGGCTGATATGATAGACGGCTCAAGAAGCCTCTCTGCTCTTATAGCTGCTCTCATTGGCAGCCAGAGGTCTCTAGTCGTCTGGACAGATGCTGATATGACGGCTGCCAGCTCTCTGCTGTAGGCCACCAGCGCATCAACTCCGCATGACAGCTCGTTTTCTGTGGCTATGGCCGCCCGGCTGATGTACGGCAATGTGGCATCTCCCTTGATCGCAGCCTTCACGTAGCAATCCAGATAGAAGAGCTGGAGATGGTAATCCACGCCAGCTGCAAACATGCCCGGTAGCACAGAGTTCAGTAGGTCCAGCTTCTGAGTAGCCAGCCTCATGGCATCAACAGAATTGAAATCGATCTTAGCCTGCGCCGGCCAGACGGATTGAACGGTGGTAGCACCGGGCAGTCCGATCAGGAAATCTAATACTTCTTGGGAAGTCTGAGCCGTTCCGCAACCGGTCAGGACTTTGGTATAAGTCTGAAGTCTCACCCGGTAGTCGTGGTCGCTCTCCCCCGTCCTCCGTGGCAGGCTGTAGATCTTTCCCCAGACGTCATCTAAAGATGGTAGGAACCCGTCGCTCTCTCCTTTAGCAAACTCGATCTTATTGAACAGGGCGAACGCCTGGATCCCCTGCTGGAGGTAGTCGAACCTCTGAGCCAGGCCGTAGGCGATGCTGTCTATCACCGGCGGAGCGGATCGGGGTGGCTTGACGATCCTGGCTACAATCCCCGCTTTCAGCTCGGTGTTGGCCCGATATGGAGAGCCCGTGTACCAGTCAGATCCATAGAAAGAATCGCCGTAGCCTGTCATAATCACCTAATGCTCTGTGATCAGTCTTGAAGTGTTGAAGCGGTTGCAGAACTTCCCTTTCACCCCAAGGAAGTACTCAGTCTCATCCCACCTGGCGGGGCGGGATTCCAGGGGATTGATGGGATTGCCTTGCACCTTACAGTCCGGGCAGATCTCGGAGTCCTGCAGCTGGCCGCATTTGGGGCACCGCCATGAGGTCTTTGCACCGCATACCGGGCAAGAGGTAGCCGGACCCGTCGACCGGAATACAGCGTCGCATGCCTTGCAGTGGACTTGCGACCCTTCCCAGACGGTAGTCTCCTTGTAGATGACGGGTTCCTCGCCTTCTGCCAGGGGGAGGATCACGGCAAGGGATTGTGTGGGGATTCCATACTCTCCACAGCTCTTCATCTTCTGAGCCAGACCAGGGGTCACGGGCAGCCACCCGACTTTAGCCAGGCCTTCGGGTGTCTTGCCCCCCCAGGGTGATATCTGGCCGGTGAGGAGGTCAAACTCCTGTTCCTGTCGGCCATCCCTATATTCTCGCCACCAGAAAAAGGAGAGGGCAGCCTTCCAGCAGTTGGGTCCTATCTCGGGCATCCGAAATCCTCATCACATGGGAACGGGTCCCCCCGGATTCGCTCTAACTCTCCTTGTTCTGCGATATACTGATCCGAGTACACGACAAATGCCCGGATGCCAACTTCCTGTTCTGGCATCTAGATCTCCTGCCACCGGATGAAGTTCGCCAGCTCCGCCTTCTCACCAAAGCTTGAATCGTCTTCCAGCACAAGCTGATGGACTACCAGTTTGGTCACTTTCAGAGCGCTCTCTGGCGTGTAGACGGTGGTATCGAATACAAGCGGGCTGGTGGTTGTGTAGTTGTCCGCATCAGCACATGGAGTCGTCTCGCCTTTGTAGTATGTGTGACCGTTCACGGGATCTTTTATGTCATACCCATAGCTGCCAGACACTCCGGTTGGTGCTTCATAGCTTGCGACCGGACACCCGTGATCTCCGGTATCCTTCAGGGCGACCTGAACCTTTCCGCTTCCCAGGTCCCACACAGCTGGATCTTTGATGTTCCCGGGTGTCCCCCATCGCCAGTTGGTGAGCTGGCTGTAAGTTCCGCCGGTGATCTCTGCTCCTGTGTACATCCAACATGACCGATACGTCTCGCCGGATGGGGGGATGTTGTTGGGAAAGCTCAGGCCAGGATCTCTCTGGCTTGGTATCGCTGTATTGTACCTCTGAACAGTCAGCGGCGTCTTAACGCCGGGTGCGGGTCCATAGTAACCTACAATCTGCACAATTGCTGCCATAATTACCTCTCAAATTCTTCTATAATCTTGTCTGCTATCGCTTCTTCAAGTTCGTCTAAAAACTGCTCACCAGGACCGTCAGCCACCGGCCCGAATACGGGTCTTGGTGGGATTGTCTTGGTGCCGTGTTCATTCCAATAAACGTACTCAGCAATTTTAGGATCGAAAACCCCAATCTCAACGCTTTCGGTGTCAGTGTGGACCTCGATGCTTTCCCGATAGGCCCACGTATCCCTGAGAGTCAGGTCGTGACCCTTCTTCATGATGGTATAAGGCGCATTGGGCGGCGGCACACCAGAATCTATCCGATCCTCGATGGCCTTCTTGTACTTCTGGCCCGCCGCATTGAGTTCTTCAGTGAAATCCAAGGTTACCACAACCCTATGATCTGCGGAGCGCCAACGAGCCTCTGTTTGATCAGATCCTTGACCAGCCGGGCGGGAATGATTTTTTTGCTTGCCGGTATATGTGTTCCGGAACCTACCGATCCAGAAACCGGGTGGTAATGCGAATCATAACAAACTCTATCCAAATACAAATCGTTAGTAAATGCGTTTGGACCATCATAAACAGAAGTGTTTCCCGAGGCCGTATGAGTATGTGTATCAGAACCGCTTGTGGTTGGATCAGAATTTCCAGCTTTTAGATTATAACCGTCCCAACCAGTCAATATTTGCCAATTTGCAGTTACACTACCATCAACGAATACGACCGTTCCCGCGACCGCCTTTGAAGTGTTTTGCATAGCATGGTAAATCCGTGTTACCAGCGTTTTAGGTTCTACGTATTTTGCTTCTGACTCAAATGAAAATGTGTGGTTGTGGCCTAGACCGCGATCACCTACCACCTGATAAGGAGTCATGGACGCTGGTGTTGAACTAGAACCGTATGCATCATCTATTCCAGACGGACATGCTACTGTATGCGAATGTGGTGTAGTTGTACCCACGACCGTTTCCGGTTCTGCATGAACAATATATTTTCCGTCAGCGGTAGTATATCTTTCTAGGCTGGCGTCCACCAGAGCCCCGTTTGACATGATGATAGAGCCTTCCGGGAAAGATCGAACGCTGGTCTCCCAGGTCGCTAGGTCCATATATATGATGTCCAAGCCAAACCCAATCGGGTTGTTGTTAGCATTTCCTACAGTGATACCCGGATCGAAAAAATCAAAATCGTGTGCATGGGTTAGCATTATCCAATCATAACTCGAACCGGATCTTGTTGCAAATTCACCGGAATGTACTGAATCCCCGATTGTAAATTCTCCTGCTGTATGAGTATGAGTAGTTGCACCAATATCATCCCAAAATTGAGAAACAGTCGATTCAAACCGCAAATATTTATTGGTTCGTGTTAATCGGGTCCAAGGAGAAGGTGGATCAGTCAACTTTCGCCAAAAAACGTAAATATTGGTCATGCTCAGGTGGCCTCGCAGAAGAACCGACAAACAATCTGCTTAGCAGAGGTTATACCGCTGACTTCAACCCGGAAAATGTCATGTGTGCTGGCGGTGATGTTTAAATCCACTTCATACATGCTAGCCTGATTTGATAACGAGAAAGTATCTAAAGGATCTCCTTTGCCCGCACCAAGAGTGTGCCTATAAAGTGTGCACGTTAGCGAGCTTGATATCAACCCAACTTCCCAGATATTGACATGCCGAATAGCGCAATTGATGGGGATAGAAATTTCTTGGACAGAAGCTTCAATGACATCCTGACCGTTCCCAAAGGGAAAGCATATATCAAAGTACCTGGTGATCCATGAGCCGTCTCCCTTGAGGGCCTGTGCAGTGTTCGGATATTTCTGCATCAGGCCGTGCTTGGAAGTACTGGCGTTGAGGTCGGTGTTGTCATCGCCTGCCGCAAGATCATCAATCTTGATGGCGTCCGCTCCACCGGATGCATGCCTCGCAGCATGAGCTAGCTGAGCATACCGGGCATCTCCTCGGGCCTGGTTGTAATAGATCGAGTGGTCGTCATCTGTCCGGCCTCCCAGGCTGCCATGATCTATCTGGGCACCATCTCCACCTGAATGGTCGTGAGAATCGCCGTTGGTGACTCCTTTGGCGGCTGGTGCGCATTCCGCCAGAACATCCCTCACCGCCTTCTCGGAGGCTGGCATGGCGTCCGTGCCTGGGGTCCCTATGGAGGTTGCCAGATCGCCCACCCCCCCAGCGAACATCCAGATATATTCAGATGTGATGGCTGTGCATTCTGCCGGTATCCAGATGGCTCCTATAATGGCTCCGGGTGGGATAGAAGAGGGGGGCAGAGGAGAGGTATAGCTCTTCCAGTCGCTCAGCCCTTTGGGGTCCTCGATCGTCGCTGGTGTGCCTTTGGCTATCTGGGCAGCTCCAGCTACATCTCGATAAATTATATCAATCCGGGGTAACGTAGCATGCGCGGCATCATGGGTTACGGTATCCTCTACCACGTCGGATGGTGTTCCGGCTATCTTAATCCTACCGGCACCGATCGTCACCACCATATCTGCCGGGGTCGATGCGGTCAGCCGGTTGCCATTGACAATCCCGGTTTCCCGGCTGGCTCTCGACACGGCCTCGATGTGGCTTGTCAGTATGCATTGGTTTACAGTCGGAGCAAGAAAATCAGCGTCAGTCAATATAATCACCTAACTAAGCGCAATTGGTAAAAGCAATACTAATAGGCTCGAAAACGTATTTATACAATCATTATCGATTCGTTCAACTTTATCAAATTTTTGTCATAGTCTATGGCATAAGTCATGTTTTCGTCAATGAACACCACCCTAGCATGGATGATGATCGGCTGGGATTCTGATGATGGACTGATAAGTGATGGTGGCAGGGACACGTCCTCGCCAGACAGGTAGCTCGCTATCGTCACTACCCCAGCGAGGACTGATGCGATGCTGGCCAGGACTGTCAGGGTCTTCTGGAAGCTGGTGGTCATCGCCTGGGCCAGAATATATAGAACAGTAAAAAAAGCATGAGCCAGACGCCTAGCAGCATGCCTATCGACATGATAATAGCATCCGGCTCAGCCATACCTATCCCTCGATATCCTCAATAGTTACTACGTGGTTTTTTGTGACCACCATCTTATCGCCAGGAGATAGTGCAGTCGTCGGAAGGACGAGCTCTCCCAGCTTGTCATCTACCGCCCTGACATCGTACAGGGTCCGGCTGCCTGTATTCTCGATGGTGAAGGTATAGACGACCTCCTTTCCAATGTCGGCAGAGCTCACGTCTGTAAGCTTGGTGATCAAGATCTCCGGAATGGCCTCGATCTCGAATACCGCGCTGGCATTGAGGGTGATAGTCTGACCAGCACCCTGCATCGTGGCCACTGCATAGTTGATCACCGGGCCAGGGAGCATGTCCTCCGTTACCTTCATCTGAGCAAAGCCTTCTGCAAACTCGCCGGGTCCCACTTCAGTTGTGCTCATGGTTATGGGGCCTAGCAGGTCGTCAACTACCTTGATGCCAGTAAGCTTAGCAGTTCCAGTGTTCGACAGTCTGAATGTGTAATTGGCCATCTCTCCGGGCTTGTAGGCCTTCTTCTCGACATCCTTCAGGAGTATGCCTGATGCGGTCTCGTTGATAATGATAGCCGCATCTGCACTGCTGCTGACGTTGGCTCCAGAGCCATCCACTGCAGAAGCAGTGACGGTGTTCTTCAGCTCTGCAGAGCTAGCTATACCGATGATTGCGAAAAGTGCAATCAGTAGAAACATATATCTCATTTTTCAATCACCTCAAGAAGATTTGGCAGCCCGTTCTTTTCGGGCTGCGGGTACTATGGTTTCGGGTTCGGTGGTGTTCGTGGGGATCGCTGGCAAAGGCTCGACTGTGGGGATGTTTAAGCTCCGGATGATCTTGCCGTCGACCAGGGTGTAGTTGTACTTGCTATCGTTGACCGGCAGGATATAGATCCCCTCGGGCATGTTGACATCCTGATCCAATCCGGAACAAAATCCGAGCCAATCTTCAGGTAATATGGGGGCATTGCTGACATTCAGATGTGTGTTCAGCAGGTATTTGCCCACTGCATCCAGCTCTTCGATGGTGGCCGGGCGGCCTTCGGAGTTGTTGTAGACCCTGCCCTGAATGGTTGCTAGGCCGTCTCGGGTGTCGAACCAGATCATCGAGTCGAAGCTCTCCCCGCCAGCTTCTGTGGCCGTCAGAGTGATTTCAGAAGCAAACGAGGCATCGCCGGATATCTTGGTGGCCCGGTAGTCCACCTTATGATCCGCTCCTGAGCCTTTCACGGCGTACTGGGTCTTGTAGCCGCCTTTGGCCGAAGTCACCACGAACTGGCTTTTGGCCGTCTCTGTGGGCACGTCTTGGCCCCAGGTCCGGGAATAGTCGTACATGATGGAAGCATTCTCGGCCATAGCGATGTCAGAACTGTGCTCCGAATCGTGCCGGTAGTTCATCGTGCCCGTGCCCACCATCGAAGTATCGAGGGTATTGGCAGATCCACTGGTTCCGACAATGTAGAAGATTGCGATGAATGCAAGCCCTGCCAGAATGCAAGAAGCGTAAAAGTATTTTTGGATGTCTTCGGGCGTGAATAGTTTAGTCACTTTAGGCCGCCTCCGTCAGGGCAAGCACATTCAGGAACCGCCATTGATGGCGTCCGTGCAAGAGTTCAACGCTGCTCTGGTCTTCTCCAGCTCCCCCCTAGTGAGGGCCAGATCATTCTGGGTCTTTCGGAGCTCTGCCATGAGCTTCGCGTTCTCATCCCGAGTCTTTTCCAGGTCTGCTGAAAGGGATGCGTTCGACCCCTGCAAGATGCCCATCTGGTGGCCACATGACCGGAACTGATAGGCTAGGAAGAGAGAAGCTGCCAGGAAGAAGAGGAGAACAATGATCTCGACGAGCATCTTATCTCGCCTCCGCCGTATCGGATATAGCCGTCTGAGCGGCGGGGGCCAGCTTCTGGAGGTCTGTGATTAGTTCCTCGATTTCTGGATAGAGGTCTGCGATCTCCTGGGCTGTTGGGGCTTTTCCCTGTTCCAGCTTTGCGATGATCACGCGGGCCTCGGGCTCCATACCACGAATATCTGCCACTACTTCAGATGCTATCGGCAGGATAGTATTCTGGGCTGCCAGCAAAGCCTTTTGCTGATGGGTGGTGATGTAGCCCACTGCGACTAGCCCGGTAATCACAAACCCCACGAGCTTATCTGCATCAGACAGGTTTTGGCCGAAGGCGATAGCCAGGCCAAAAACGATAATAAGGGACACGACGACTATCGGCCCTTTCATAGATTCTAATGTGTTACTTGTCATGAACACCACCAAATGATATGCGGTTCCACTCTTTCAATTGTGCCAGACCGGCCATCGTAGCCGCAAACGGGCCCTGCTCGCCCGCCTTAATCAGCCTCTTGAACTCAGAAAAGTACAGCCTTTGCAGGTCAGCCTCTTGAGAGGGAAGAATATAGACTCTGTTAGGATTCGGCAGCAAAATCACCCCGAGGCCAATGCCAACAGCTCGTCCATATCCCTGAACCCGGCTCGCTTCCATATCGGCATTGGGTTGTCTATCTCCATTAGTTTTGGCGATTTTTCCGTGCCCTGGTCAACAGTGATCTTTGTGTCATCGATTGCTGCAAGTTTTGCCAGATCTTCCTTCGCCCGTTTCTCATGCTCTGGCATGAAAAGCAAGTTCTCGTAATCCCGTTTAGTCAACGGGCCGTTTGGGTATCCTCTCATTTTTATGACCTCATGATATTGATTTTTGAGATAGGCATCGTTCCTGCCGGGTACTAGTTGCCCATCTCCTCCGTTGTGTGTTTTGCCTTTCGACAAGGTCAGCGAGTCCAGCTAGGAGTTAGCTTCGCAACCAATCCTAGATCTGTGACTGCGCGGCAACTGATATTCGAATTCGTATTCGACTGCTGATTATTCGCATTACGTGCCTGCGAACTGCAATTCGTCGCATTATTCCAATTACTGCCTGCAATAACTGCTCGACTCGCCCGACCTATTACCGGCCTATGCTGCGCATAGGCACGAATAACGACTACTGTGGCTCCGCGACCGCGCGGCAACCGATATACGAAGACGCAGTCGACCGCCGATTAGCCGCAAAACGCGCCCGCGAACCGCAATACGCCGCATTATCCCAAGCACCGCCCGCAAGCACCGCTGCCTGTGCCTGGTATGTTCCTTGACCGTAATGGGAACCTCTTGTCCCGCTGATATTCTCGTAGCCGAACGCAATTGCTGCGGCATAATCCGCTCCGGCTATGTAGCTCTGCCGATCCTGAAGCCAAGTCCACCAGACTCCGGACATGTCCTCCAAGCCAATGTTTGAGACGATCCTTCTGGATGCAGTATCCACATGTCCGCCAACGGTCGTCGGATTCGCGCTCCCGTAGATATTCGTCTCTTCTGGCGTGCCACTGTGGAGCTGCGCAAACTCCCAGTCTGTCATCATCCTAGCGCCTATATTTTTCAGGTCGTCTGCGAAATCGTAGAAATTCCGAGAGACAGTCGCGGCAGCTCCGAATACTGATGCGATAGATGCTCCTGTGCCGGAGAGGTGGTATATCGAGGCCCACAGAGGCGCATAATTCAGGCTGTCGAAATCGGTCGGCCCTCCCCAGGCAAAACCAGGAAGGAAGCGTCCATATGGCCGGTGCTTGAGATCTTGGATAGACCGAGGGATGATATCTCCTGCCAGGTAGCCTGTGAGGGGATGGCCGGAGATCGTGCCAACATCCGCGCATTCGCAGTGGAAACACCCTATCTTGCGGCTATTGTCTGCGGTGTAGCCAGCCGGGTAGGTGGTGGCGGCACTAAGGATGAGAACCGGAGTATAGCCACTTACTGGGACGCAGGCATAGATATAGAAGTCCTTGCCGGCACGGTTGGCTGCGACTGCATAATTGGTCGGTATTGTTGTATCCCAATTAGAAGCAGTATTCAAATCAAGTTCTACAGAGGCCTCTAACTCGTATGCATGGGCACCCGCACCACCAACATTTACCAACAAATGACTTGGACTAACCAAAGTCCTACGATTCGCCGCACTGTCATTGCCCTTGTTTTTCCACATTCGGTTACGGCTGTAGTAGCCGTCCTGCCGTGCAGGAAGACGATTCAAGAATCCCATGTTCAGCTCTCCAGGATAGCTAAGATGGCTGCAAGATCGGCTTTCATGAGGGCGATGTCTGCCTGCATTGTGCCAAGAGTTGCTTCCGTGGCCAATGCCTGTGCCGTCAATTCGGCGTTGGTGAGAGGACCAGTTACTGCAACTGACTCAGAATCAAGCGTTACCTTAATGTCTGTTGTCTGCGATGCTCCACCGTCGACGTTTACCAAGTTGGTTGTACCCGGTGTAGTCTGATCTATTCCAACTTTACCAATAAGCTGGGTTCCCGCAGGGAGTTCTTCGCCGAACTTCACATCACCGATATATGTAGGATCAGTGATATCTGTCGCCGGGGCAACTGAAAGAGACGCAGCTTTGGCCTGTTGTCCAAGGTTTCCAGCTGGAAATTCTGTAATATCCACATCACCAATGTCGACAGAATCAATTGACACCGACGCATCCACTGGTATCTTGCCGCCAACCAGCGCGGGCAGTTTACCATCAATGCTTGCAGCCGCGGTATTGATATCGGCCAGGTCGCCTGCTGCGGTGTCCGGAGTGGCCACTGCAAGAGCTTCGACCGCCGTTTTGACATCCTCCTGAGTTGCTTCAGTCGCCGGCGCCGTGATAATTTTTGCAAGAATATCTGCCAGAATTTTGTTTGTGCTACCAGCAGCGGGCGTAGTTAGGGCGCCCAGCCGGTCGCTAACCTCTTGGACTGTGGTGTCTGCTGCCAAATCTGGTACCGCAGCGTCAATGCTCTGTAAGGCCGTGGTTTGGTCTGCCAGATCGCCAGCGGCGGTGTCTGGCAGTTCGCCCAAAGAAACCGCGAGAGCCCCGGCTGAGATTAATGCTGCTAAGGCTTCCGTTGCAGTTTTTATATCTCCTGCAGTAGCTTCAGTCGCTATCAGGCCAAGAGCGGCGATGATGTCATTTTGTTTAGCCTCGGTGGATGGGGCTGCTATGATCTTTGCCAAGACATCTGCTAACGTGGCTTCCGTCGCCAGGCCGGTTGGATCGATCGTGGCTGTGAGTTTCGTATCAACCTTCAGCATTCCGTCGTCGGTACATTCCAAAGCCCTTGGCATGCCATCGCTAGTTTTCTTTCCGTATAATTGAGCCATGTAAATTCTCCTAGATCTTAATCGTCGTTAATGACGTTCCTTAAGAGCAATACTTGGGCCACAAAAGCAGTATTTAGCGGCCCAAATGTGTGTTTATAATAATGATCGAATCATGCACAGTTGTAGACCCTGAAAGGCTGGGTATTGCCAAACTCCAAATCTACCGCACTGTCTACATTTTTTACGTAAATGTCGATTGTCTGACCGTTCTGATGAGGATCGAAGAACCTGATCTGATCGCCGATGTTTAGGGGCTCTTCGCTCCATATGTCATAATTTGTTTGTTGCCATCCAGAGCCGCTCCTGTCTCTCAGGATGCGCGTCTTGGGGAAGCATATAATCTCCATCGGCACCAGTGTCTCGTTCTGTAGGTATTCCCCATCGACTGAAATCAACTCGACCGTGATCTTGCAGTCCAGGCCGGTTAAGGTGATAGTGGGCCAGACAGTGAGCTCTTCCTCGGCGGTCAGCCTGGTCGCCCTGGTGAAGGTCAGCTCTTCGTCGTTCACCTTCACGATTCCGGCTACATCGCTATGGCTGGTTATGGCCTCTGTGATGATGGCTACCCGGAAGGGCACCGTTGGAATGGACCCTGCCAGTACCACGGGAGGCACGCCGGAGAAAGCTATCCAATTGCCAAGTTCAACCTTCCAGGCGTTGTTCACGCCGGTTTTGAACTCCGCAAAGTACTCTCCGCTCATATATATCCAGTGATACTGTAGCTGCCGCCTACGTTGTCATGCTGACCCAGGCTGAATTTCCTCGCGCCCGATGCAGAGCTGCTCGCCCTCGGGGTGAGCGTGGGGCTCATGGCCTGTGCTCGGAGGGCCATAGCTTTCTTTCGCCAGGCTTCCGCCTTCTGTGATAGGGACACCGAGGAGTTCCCCATCGACTTGTCGACCAGGCCGGCATACATCCCTGCTATGGTCTCAGCCGAAAAGGCAGCCGCGAGAAGAGGATTGCTGTTGGCTCTGGTGAGGTTATACTGTATTTCGTCGTCCGTCAGCAAGCTCAGACTGCCGGTTCCCCCCAGCTCGATCCTGACCGCATCTATAGGTCTGGTCGATGGCGATCCTGTATAGGTGGCCGCGCCATGCCCAGGTTCTTGGACGATCAGTATTATAATGTCTGAAGTATAATTAGATGTGGCCCATTCGACATAAGCAACGATGAGATAGGGTCCGGACTGGTCGAGGTCGCCTGCTATGGTTGTATAGAGCAGCGTACCGGGAACCGTGCCGCTTTCGGTTGCGGTCCATGTTGCGGCGGTCCCATCCGGTTTAATTACATGGAACTCCTTCTTTGTGGCCGTGGTCAGAGTCTTGCCGGTGGCCATCGATACCACGTACCCGATCTCATCTTTGTATGTCGTCATTCTCTCCTCCCCCCGGCGGTGCAGTGTATCTTGCACTCAGTCGGAGTCATGTTGCCTCGAAAAAATTAAGTGGTCGGGGTTATCCGACCACTAATACAGATACGTATCCAGTATCCGATCCGGTTTCGCAGGTCACCGTGAACCCCTCGACCGTGGGAGAAGCCCAACCCAGGTCTTTTGATGCTGCCGCTGCGCCCTTGTAGGTGAGGAAGACGTCGTACAGAGCATCATCCCAATCAGCGTCCAGGCCCATGCCCTGAGCACCGTAAGCGATCTTACCGTTCGGTATGCCGCAAAGGGTGTTCAGGGTGCCGTTTCCGGCTGTGACCTTCCCAGCTCGGCCTTCGGTGGTTCCAGATATTACCAGAGTACCGCTTGAAGCGTCGGCCACGACGTTGGACATGTCGCCATTGATGAGGGCAGCGATCTCTTCAGGAGTGACGGCATAGATGTTGGCCACGTCGCCAGTTCCTACTGCAGTCACGCCGTTGTCAGGCCCTATATCAAGGTCATCACAGCAGTCGTGATCTGCAGCCCGGTCAATCTCGATGGTTGAAGCCGTGCCGTGATCCAGGGAGGTGAACACCAGATGGTCTGAGCTGAATGCTACCGTGATCCTGCTGTAGCCGTGAGTCGCCCCGAGGGCCCGGACTTTGGTCTGGAGCTGAGTAGCAATAGCTGCCCCTGAGTCGCAGCCAGACCAATCGCAGGTGATGGTATGCCAGGTTTCGTCACCGTTCGCCCGGATCTTGAGCTTGGTGTCGGTGTTGCCGGTCATATCAGTGCTGCAATCACCGCCTCCCGTGTGGGTTCCCGCAGTACATTCCAGGGTAGCGGTCTCGTCGCCATCCGCGTCGTTCTGAATCTTGATGGTGCCGTTATGCCCTACGGTGTGCATGTCGGTAGCTTCCGCTATGCCGGTTATGAAAGGCACTGCATCATCCTGGAACAGGACGGGCGTAGCACCACCAGCCAGCTGGATAGTCTTCCGGGCGATCTTGGTTACGCCTACGCCAACCTGGAGAGCGGTGTCTGCCTTGCCCAGAGAGGTCTGGACGGCTGCGACCAAGTCGCTCTTGGGGATACCTAGTGCGGGTTTAGTATATTTGGCGTCACAGTTGGCATCCACTTCGTTGATAGCCGCCTGGACTGAACCTTTTGCGGTGGTGGTGAGAGCAGCTAGCGAGCCCACCTTAACGTCCGTGGCGAGCTTTGTGTTAGTGATAGTGCCGTCACCCACGCCGGACGGCGTCAGGCTGTTAAGATCGTCGGCAGTCGCTTCGACCAGGGTTGGAGCGCCGCTGTTGTTGGGCAAATACAGTTTGGTACACTCCAGGGACTTGATTTTGATTCGGCCCCAGAGTTGATCCATAAATCCCATTTAGTCCACCTCTGTATAGGGTATGACCGGCGAAAGATCGCGATAGATGTTGCCGGGCACGGTTCCTATCTTGAAACTGCCAGGCGTATCGTCAAAGACCAGTTTGGCCTGGTTGGCGTAGAGCTTGTCTGCCATCAGGTTATCGGCCTTGGACGGACCCCAAATGCGATCTATTCTATGAGTCAATTGGTGTCACCTCTTCGGGTATGGCGAATATGGCTCCGGAACTGAGCAGCACCTCGATGGTACTTTGTCGCTTCGTCTCGGGCCTGACAGCCATCTTAGCGGCATCCTTCTGGCTGATGATAGAGCCCCGCGTGAACTTGCGCAGGGCTTTGCCATCATGCCTTTCGAATGCTCGCACCACTTTGTAGCGAGTCATCGTTACCGCCTTCAGGCTACCACGTTCTTCATGAACATGCCCGCGGTTGTGGCCATTACCACCGGGCACCAGCACTGGAAGCCCTGGTAATAGGTGGTGTGGGTGTGCAGATCGGGCACCTGGGTCAGAGCAGTATCGAAGCCGCCCAGAGGTTCGTTGAAGGACAGGTTCATGCCCGCCAGGGTAGTCAGAGGTCCGGGGGAGGTCACGTATCCCAGCCAGATGTGCTTGCCGAAGATCCAATCCAGAGCGACGGTATCGCCCGGAGCGGCGGTGTTGTACATGGCCTTGGCTACCAGGATGTTATCGATGTCCAGAGCCTGGGCTATCATCTGCTCGTTCAGCTTGGTGGGGACCTTGTCAGCACCCTGTGGGTTCCTATAAAGGCTGATCAGCTGGTTGTTGATCCGCAGCTCTTCGTAGGCCTGTTCGCCTATGACCATCGTGTTGGGCAGCAGACCGCAAGCCTTCTTGATAGCCAGCTTGGAATCCTTGAAGACACCCAGAGGGTCGCTGTCCGCGTCGTTGAACTGGCGAATGGTCTCGCCTGTGGTAATATCGCCGGGAGACCAGGTCTCACCGCTGGACACGCCAGTGACATCGATTCCCCAAACAGACTCCTTGAAGTAGTTGTTGGCGATGATCAGCTCTTTGTTGAGCTGGAGAACGTCGGTGACCATGTTAGTAGTCGCCTGCTCGATGGGGTAGCCCTGGTCGGCCACGTAGGGGATATCGGCCATGAGGGGCATCTCGAAGGCATACCTGCGGCACACATACGAGCCGGGGGTATCTACCTTGAGTTCTCCCTGGGGCGGGATGCTGCCGGGTCTCCACTCACCCGCCTTGTTGGTAAAGTGGTTCTCCATAGCCCACTTGGGATAGAGACCGGCTATCTGGTTCACCGATATCATGGGGAACCATTGATCAGCCACGAAGTTTGTGGGTTCCTGCCTGTAGGCGAGAGACCACTCCGATTCCAGCCGGGCTACGTGGATCTGTGAATAGTCCAGGCCCTTGTTAACTACCTGCTGGGCCAGGGATGCTATAGTTTCTCTGTAATCCATGAATCATCACCTCAAATGTTCGCCTGGTACGTGAACAGTCTCACGGTAGCCGGGAGCCCCGCAGCAGCAGCGACTTCGCACTGTCCCACGATGATATCCTTGTTGGTGGGCGTGGCCTTGTCGCCGACACCACCAGTTCCGACTTTCACCAGGTCACCTACTGCCAGACCACTGGATCCAGTCTTGACGAGGGCTTTACCCCTCCACTGGACCAGAGCGGTGATTGAGAAGTTGGTGGAAGTCGCGGTTTCCGTAGGCCTGTTGCACAGGACGCCTACCGGATGGCCGCTTGAGAATGCCTGTACTGTCCGGGCTCTTGTGGTGTCCAGCTGGACGAAACAGTACTCCAGAGCAGACATGTCACCGTCCGGATTGTAGGAGCTAATGTCTCCTGGAAGAGCTTCCCTGAAGGGGGCTGTCATGTCAGTCACTTCAGATCACCCCCATCTGAGCGCGCACAGTACCTGCCCTCTCCTCAGCCAGCACGGACTTAGCCAGAGCGCCATTCTCGCGGGTGGCTGCGGCTACCGCCAGAGCGTGGCGAACCTTTGGATCTGTGGGGCCGCTACCGGACTTCTGGATTAGGCTCTCGTGCTTGGTTACCAGGGCTTCGAACTCGGCCATGGAGGTCCCAGGTGCGGGC